GGCCAACAGATCCCGTTGGTGGTCGATAAAAGCAACGTGGTGAGGGTCGGAAATGCTCGCCTAGAAGCGGCTAGGCAATTGGGCTGGGATACTATTCAGATCGTGCGGACGGAGCTTACAAGCAGCGAGGCAATTGCCTACGCCATCGCGGACAACCGAACTGCCGAGCTTGCCGAATGGGATGATGACGTTCTGGCCGCACAACTTAACGGGCTGCTGGCCGAAGACGAGGAACTGTTAGCATCGGCTGGTTTTACAGACGAAGAGCTAGAAGAGCTTCTAGGCGAGTTTGGCGACGAGGCCGGCGGACTTGGTGCCGAGGATAGTCAGTACACCGCTAAAATCGAGGCGCCGATTTACGAACCAAAAGGGGAGCGGCCACCGCTTAGCGAGCTAACAGACAAGACAAAAACAATCGAGCTCTGCGAAGAGGTCGCAAACGCAGAAATACCAGAAGACGTTAAGTCGTTTTTAACAACCGCCGCACAGCGTCACACCGTTTTCAACTTCCGCAACATCGCAGAGTATTACTGTCACGCATCACCAGAAATTCAGCACCTCATGGAGCGATCCGGGCTTATTATTATCGACTTTCAAAAAGCAATTCAAAACGGATTCGTGCATTTATCTGAGCGGCTTGGGCAGATTGCCGACTTAGAGCTAAGCGAGAACGGCGATGATGCGTGATGATTTTTGTGCATTCATCTTGACGCACGGAAGGCCGGATCGTGTTCACACATACGACACGATGATGAAGGCAGGCTATACCGGCAAGGTTTACATTGTTATCGACGACGAGGACAAGCAGGCGGAAGGCTACCGCAAGCGATTCGGCGACAAGGTATTGCAATTTAACAAGGCGGAATGGGCGGCAAAGACAGACGAAGGCGACAACTTTAATCATCGCAAGGCGATCGTGTACGCGCGAAACGCATGTTGGGATTTAGCAAAGCAAGTCAAGTGTCGCTACTTTGTGCAGTTTGATGACGATTACACATCGTTTTTTATTCGACACAACAGCAAAGGAAGCTATGTAAGTGCAAATGTACGCAGAAGCATAGATAACGTATTTACTGAACTTATTCAATTTCAGCTAAAAAGCAGCTCGACCTCTATCGCAATGTCGCAAGGAGGGGATCACATCGGAGGCGGAGGAACTGAAAATCACAAGGGCGGCCAGCATCAACCATGCTTGCGTAGGAAGTGCATGAATAGCTGGTTTTGTGATGTTGACAAGCCGATTCGATTTTTTGGGCACATGAATGAGGACGTTTCTGCGTATGTTACTTACGGGCACCGCGGAAAATTATTCTTTACCGTAATTCAGGCGATGCTTGTTCAAAAGCCTACGCAAGTAACGCCTGGCGGAATGTCTGATCTTTATTTAAGTAGCGGCACCTATGCGAAATCGTTTTACACCGTGATGGCAAATCCGTCATGCGTTCAGATAGGAGCGATGGGCGACCCGCGAGGCAGCGGCTATCGCATTCATCACAAAATAAACTGGCACAAGGCAGTGCCTAAAATTATCGAAGAAAAGTACAAGAAATGAAAACGACCGTTGTCGTGCCGTGGCACAATCAAAAGCAAATTGAGCTATTCAAAGACGCTTGGCAAATTGACGGCGATCATCGCGTCATATTTCAGCAAGACAAAGACAAAAGCGGATGTGCGTTGACAAAGAATAGGGGAGTCAAGCGAGCGATTAACGAAGGGGCCGAAATTGTAATTGTTTTAGACGACGACTGCTTCCCGCATGATGGTCAAAGCTTTAGCGACTTTATGCAACAGCACGAAAGAGCGTTAGAACCTCAGTCGGTTTTTATGTTTGACGCAGTGACCGAACCGCCAAGTAGAGGGACGCCATACTTTAGCCGAACGATTGAAATGCCAGTTGCGGCTAGCATGGGATTTTGGTCGCACGTCGGAGATTACGACGCCCCGTCTCAGCTTGTTCACGGTGCATTAAAACCGATGAGCTTTGACAGGTCGCCAAAGTTTGGGCGATACTTTCCGCTCTGCGGTATGAACTTGGCTTTTAGGGCCGAAGAGTGGCCGTGGTGTCAGTTTATTAACGTCGCAAGGTTTGACGACATCTGGCAGGGATTTATCTGGCAGAAAAAAGCTTACGCATCCGGGCAGTGCTTCAACCTTAACGGGCCAATAGTCAGGCACTCAAGGCAAAGTAATGTATGGGCAAACCTTAAAGACGAGTCAATCAACCTAGAGCGGAACGAATCGATCTGGAAAGAAATACACAACGCAAGCGAACTTGATTATCAAAAGCTTGTCGATGTGATCAACCTTATCTAAGGAGTCTAATCATTGAACCGCGAACTACAGCTAGAAGCGCGAGCACTTCGGCAGCGATGGCCAATAGACGAGCGGCAACGGAACGCGATCATCCGAACAATGCTCGGCATCATGCTAAGTGGCGACGCGAAGCCGAGGGATCGAATATCAGCCGGCAAGGCGTTGTTAGCGGCAGAGGCACAGAACCAGGCGGACGAACATAAGGCGGTAGATGTTAGCCTTCGAACCGAGAACGATCGATTGGATGCGATCGCTAGAGACCTCGGCCTTGAGGTCGGTCTTATCGCAAATGCCGAAGGACAAAGCAGCAGCAGCGATAGCGGCGTTGAAACAACAGCCGACGCAGCCAATTTACGATGAGCGAGAATCTCAGCGTCGATTAATGGCGGAAAAGCGAGCCGCCGCCCGTGACCTAAAAATATCTAATCCAGCAAACATAGACCGCCGCTTGACCGCCGAAGAGTCGGCCGAAGTTTGGTTGCGAACCTATTTCCCAGACACGTTTTTCCAGCCGTTCACCGCAGACCGATCGCGGATGCTACAAGCAATTGTCGAGGCCGCAATCTACGGCGGCGACAAAGCGATAGCAGGGGCCAGGGGCGAAGGCAAAACGCGATTGGCGATGTATGGCGGACTCTATTTGATGGTCCGCCGCTTATCGCCTTTCGTTATCGTGATCGGCAAGAATCAAAAAAAATCAGAGGGCGAACTTAAAACGATTCGCGAACGATTGCAACAGTCGGAAATGTTCATTGCTGATTATCCAGAGATCGGCATACCGTTCCGGGCGGTCGGTGCTTGGTCGTCGCGGGCTAGGATGCAAACCGCAGGCGGTAAGCCTACGGGCATCGAGATGGCTTCGGATCATATTATTTTGCCGACGATCAAACGCAATCAACTGTCATCATCGTGGCCTCAGGAAATCGAGCCAGCAAGCTGTGGCCAGATCGTCGCTTCCGTTGGCGTTGATGGATCGATTCGCGGGACGAACTACTACGACCGGCGGCCATCGCTTGCGATCATCGACGACATTGAGGATCGAGAGGCAGCGGCATCCGATACGCTGATCAGTAAAAACGAAGAAATCATTGAGCAAGATATATCGGGGCTCGGGGCTTCGGGTCGCCGAGTTTCGCGGCTAATGCTTTGCACAACTCAAAACCGCAAGTCGATTGCGTACAAGTACACCGACCCGAAACTAAAACCGAACTGGCGCGGCGAGCGGTTTCGGATGCTGGTGCAAAAGCCGGATCGGATGGATTTGGTGCAGCAATACATCGCAATGAGGCAAGAGCGATCGTCAAGCGATCCAGACGCCCGCGAAGCTTTTCGATTCTGGCGAGACAACAAAGACGACATTGAACGCGGGGCGGCAATCAGCAACCCATATAGCTTCGACCAAAGGCCACACGCCGACGGCGAACTACTCGAGCTTTCGGCGATCCAAGCCTATTACAACAAAGTCGCAGACTACGGCGAAAAGGCGGTGGCGACAGAATACGATAACGACCCTCCGCCAGAGACTGGGCCGGTTGGCAACGGCATTTCGGCCGACATCGTATCAAGCCGGATAAGCGGACTGGCGCGGAGACAACTGCCGGCAAACACGGTTTCTGTTACAGCCGCCATTGACCTCGGGAAGTACGCTTGTCACTGGGTTATCTGTGGCTGGTGGAAGGGTGCCGGTGGCGTCGTGATCGACTACGGCATTGCCGAGGTGACAGGGACCGACAACACGACCGACAACGAAGCAAGCGAGCCGATGATTTATAAGGCTTTGTTGCGTTGGCGTGATGAAATGCTTTCGCGTCCGCTTGTTGATGCGTTAGGCGAGGAAAGGCCGATCGACTTTACGTTGATCGATTCGGGCACGTTTACGAACGCGGCTTACGAATTTTGTCGTCAAGTTGGCGGCAAGTTTCACCCATCAAAGGGGCTCGCCAACTACAAGCCACGCCGCACGGCATCGCCGACTTGCATTCCCGGCGAAAGGCTACACGCTCAATTCTTGCCACCTTCGAAAGTTTGGCTATACGAATTGGACGTAGACTACTGGAAGCAATGGGTGCACGAACGATTTTTAACTCCGACATTCGACGAAAATAACATGCTTCGTCGCGGGTCGCTTTCGTTGTTTCATCCAGACGGCAACAAAAAGCACTTGACCTTTGCTCAACACATCGCAGCCGAAGAACTTGTGAGCGAATTCAAAGAGGGCCGCGGATCAAAAACGTTTTGGAATTGCGTCAACGCTAACAACCACTTTTTCGACGCTCTTTGCATGGCATCGGCAGCGACTGAAGTTTGCAAGGTGAAGTTAATCGGCGAAAGCGAGTCGCAGGTTTCGGCAAGGCAAATCAACGCAGACGCACCGAAGCTGATCACAAACAGGGCGAAACCGCACGGAAGATTTAGAACCCGTGCTGGTGGATGGATACCGCAGAGGCGTTACTAGGAGGATAGAGCTAATGAGCAAGCGAAAACAAGCCAAGCAAGAGCAAGAGGGACAACCGGCACCGCCAGAGCCGAAGCGGTTCAACCCGCGACCGTGCAGTAGTTGTGCGGCGATCAGGCCGAAAGGCGAGTCTTACAGCGTCGTCTATGCGACGAAAGGAAGCGTCCGATATTGCAAGTGCAAGTACTGCGGAGCGACCTGGGCGCAGGCTCAAAGCTTTATGGGTGACAACGTTACTACGAGCGTAGTAACTAGGCCCGAAATTCCATTGCAAGCGAACGCGAATGGCTTACCGTTAAGTCATGTCGCAGACCGCCACATTATTGAACCAAATCGAAGCAGCGATCAGCGCCTTGCTAACGGGCGGGGCGTCGTCATATTCAATCGGTAATCGGTCGGTCTCTAAGCTTGATTTAGGCGAGCTGATGGCGCAGCGGGACATGCTCACCCGCCAGCTTGCCAGAGAAAACGGCACCGCGATACGGCTTGGCCGAATGTCGAGGGTAAGCCGATGATCGGGCGAACTCTTGATCGTGCAATCTCTGTTATCGCCCCGCGATGGGCGCTGCGTCGCGCACACGCTCGAAAGCTATTCGAGCGGTCATATCAAGGCGGCGAAAACAACCGCCTCAACTCTAACAAGCGGCCAAAGAATCAATCGGCTGACCAAGAGTTACTTGGCCCGCAGGGTGCCGACTCTTTGAGGGCTTGGGCAAGGGCGTTGGTTCGTGATAACGCCTACGCTTGGGGCGTGGTCGATACGATTGTCTCAAGTGTTGTCGGTTGCGGCATTAAGGCACAAAGCACGCTCGAAACGCCGATTGGCGAAGACGTCGAAAACGTTAACGAGATTCGCGACAAGGCTTGGCAGGATTGGTCGGAAGTGTGCGACGTTAACGGGTTGCACACCTTCGAAGAGATGCAGGCACTTTGTCAACGCGAAATCGTCGAAGCTGGCGAAGTGCTGGTGAAGATCGTCCGAACTAAAAGCCAAGAATTTCGCGGCATTACAAGGCCGGTGCCGCTTGCTCTTGAGCTAATCGAAGCGGATCGACTAGCGACGGACAAAGATCAATACTTGGCACGCAACAGCGATCAGAACCGCATAATTCGCGGCGTCGAAATCGATGACCTCGGCAAGCCAATCGCCTATTGGATTTATCCAGAGCATCCGAACAGCCCATACGTTTTGAGGCGAACGCCAGAACGCATTCTCGCGAATGAAATCATTCATCTGTACCGACGCGACCGAATCGGCCAGAGTCGAGGCGTATCGTGGTTTGCACCTGCGATGCAATGGCTACGCGATTTGGGCGTCTACGTCGATAACGAGCTTCAAGCGTCGGCGGTTGCGTCTTGTTTCACGATGGCAATCAAGACCGAAACGCCGATCAACTCTTTGACCGATCCAGACGGCGGCGACACTTCGGACAAGTCGGGCAATCAATACGACTACTTGCAGCCCGGCATGATCATGCACCTCGGCCCGAATGAGTCGATCGAGTCGGCTAATCCCGGCAGGCCGAACGCAAACGCTGGCCCGTGGATTGAATTGATCCTACGCGGCATCGCGGTTGGCACGGGGCTATCCTATGAAGTGGTCGCCCGCGACTATTCGAAGACGAATTACAGCAGCAGCAGAACGAGCCAGCTTGAAGATCGACGCCGTTTTCGCTGCTGGCAACAATACTTGCGGAACCATCTTTGCCAGCCGATTTGGAACGCATTCTGCGAACAAGCGGCATCGGCTGGCGTTGTCGGATTTCCTACCGCGGTTGAATTGCTTGACGATCGCAACACGGCCGCGCCAGTCGAATGGCAAATGCCGGACTGGGAATGGGTCGACCCAAGTGTTGAACAGCAAACCGCCCAAGCGTCAATCGATGCTTACATGAGCGACTATCAAACAGAGCTTGGGGCCCGTGGTAAGTCGTGGAAAAACGTTTTTTATCAGCGTGCTAAAGAAGATCGGCTGCGTCGTCAACTTGGTTTGTTGACGCCGGCAGAACAGCAATTGGCAATGGTTAACGCGAATCAGAACCCGCAAGCCCAACAGCCGTCGCAAACCGGCTCGGGCGAGATGCAGGGCATGGGCCGCCTAGCGTTTAAGAACGCGACCAAGGCTATTACCGACGTGCTTAGCGAGATGGCAAGCGGAGCGATCAGCGAAGCAAGGGCAAAGGTCTTGTTGTCCGCTCAAGGGCTATCCGAAGCGAACGTGCAACTGTTGATCGATGACGCAAGAGATGGAAGCGTAAGCCAAGAAACATTGCAGGCAGCGGAGGCAAGCCAGTGAGCACGAAGGGCAAATTGCCGCCGGTCAAGGCCGATTCGCTTGTGATGCGATCGCTTGTCGTTCGAGCCGAGGGGCAAGTGCTTCGCGTCGTTACGGCCACAGAGTCGCCCGTGATGCGATACGACGAAAGCCGCGGCATGACCGTTGCCGAAGTGCTGGAGATGGACGGCATTGAAATGAGGGCCGGCCAGACGCAGATCCCGATCGTCGACAGTCACGACGAATCGACTGTCCGAAACATCTTTGGCAGCCTTCGGAACCTTTCGATCAATGGCGATGAGTTTGGCGGAGTGCCTTACTTTGCAAGCGACCCGGACAGCCAAGCGGCAGAGGCAAAGCTTCGCGACGGGCACCTTACCGACTTTTCAATAACAGCAATCCCGCGGGAAGTTTTGACGACCGAACGCGGCCAAAAGTACACGACGCCGAGAGGCACAGTCGTTGACGGTCCGGCGAATATCGTTACGCGATGGACGCCGATAAATGCGAGTCTCGTGGCTACCGGAGCGGACGAGCGAAGCACGGTTCGGCGATCTTACACCGCCGCGAATAAAGAGGTTAAACGAATGGACGAAACGCTATTGGCACAGTTGGCCGCGATGGGAATGCCGGAGGGCATGACTGATCCAAATCAGATTCTTGCTTGGGTTGTTGGCAGGATGGGATCGGCAACGCCGGCCGCATCGGTCGAGATGCCAGAGCCAATGGAATCGGCATCGCCAGAGATGAGCGAAGAGCCAGAGCCCGAAGAGGTTGTTTTGGAGAACGCAATGGACGAAACCAAGCGAGCGCAAAACGCATCTGAGCAAATCAAACGAGCGTTGGCGGCTGATCAGTCGCGGCGCAAGGAAATCACCAGCCTTTGCACACTTCACCGCATTGACCGAGCGTTTGCGGACGAATTGTGCGACGGCTTTGTTTCGCTTGACGACGCTCGGAAAAGGATTCTTGAACGCATGGCAACTCAGCCCGTCGGCCAGACCGCCGAATCGGCCCGCGTCGTCGGGTCTGAACAAGACCGCGTTACCGATGCCATCGGTGGCGGACTAATTCTCCGAGCCTTAAACGCGGCCCGCGTCAGCAAGGCATCCGCCAAGGTTGCCGAGCAATCGCAAGAGTTTTCGCGAATGCCGATCGTTCGAACTGCGGAAATTCTCCTTCGCTCGTATGGCGTCAACACCGACCGAATGACGCCGAAAGACGTCGCACAGGTTGCGATGGGGCATCGCGAAGCGTCGCGACGGTTTGGAATTGAGAGAACCTCATACCATACGACCGGAGCATTCCCGAACCTGCTTGCGGACGTAGCGAACAAGACGCTTCTGGCAGCCTATGACGAAGCCCCTTACACCTGGAGCATCTGGGCACGACAAGGTGCGAGCGTTACGGACTTCAAGCAGATCAACCGGATTCGGTTTAGCGAGTCGCCAGATCCTGAAATCGTGCCGGAGCGTCAGCCGTATCCCGAAAAACGCATGAGCGATTCAAAAGAATCGTACACCGTTGAAAAGTACGGGGCTATGTTCTCCGTATCGTGGGAAACGGTCGTTAACGACGACCTAGACGCAATCAGCCGAGTGCCGGCGATGCACGGTAACGCAATGCGACGCAAGCAGAACAAAGTCGTCTATAGCGTGCTGACCGCTAACGACGTGCTAAGCGATAACGTCGCCTTGTTCAACGCGACTCACGCTAACGTATCCAGCGGAGCCGGCGTCCCTTCGGTGGCGACGCTTAACGCCGGATTCTTGGCAATGGCAAAGCAGACCGGCCTATCGTCGGATGCGGTGCTTAACTTGACTCCGCGGTACTTGATCGTGCCTCAAGCCTACGCGGCTACCGCGATGGAGCTTTTGAACTCCACCGCGAATCCCGCGGTTGGTGGTTCGGCTGTTGGTTCAAGTGGCGTGGTGAACATCTACAATATGGCTGGCGGTCGGCAGTTGACGATGGTTGCCGATGCCAACCTTGACCTCAACAGTTCGGCGATTTGGTACTTAGCGGCCGATCCGGCACAGATCGACACGGTTGAAATCTCCTTCCTTGAAGGCGAAGAGTCGCCAGTGCTTGAGCAGGAATGGGACTTCGATCGCGACTGCTACAAGTACAAGATTCGCCAGACGTTTGGAGCCAAGGCGATCGACTACCGCGGATTGTATCGCAACTCGGCATGATCCGAGTTTGAGTTTTAGCCGCGGCCAATAGTGGCCGCGGCCGTTGGTTTTTCAATTTCAAACAAGGATCAAAACGATGGCAGGTATTCAGGATTTTTTGGCTTGGGAAGATGACTTCGTGGGGGGCGAAACCTTCACGACTGCGGGCCAGGGCAGCCCGTGGGCGATTGCGGACACCTCCAGCAGCGGGACGCCGGTTTACGCTGTTGTCACGCCTTCGGCGACTGGCGAGATCCGCTTG